CGTCTGGTTGAGTTTGTTCGTTGTTATCAACAGGGTCATAAGAAGGAGCAGAACCTCCACCAGTAGTTATATTTGAACTTTGTTGTGCGGGTATAGAAATAACAGTCTCAGTATATTGACTTACAGGTCCAGACCAGTTAGCAACTCTAATAGTATAAGTAGCACCCTCTGTCAAACCAGTTAATTGAATAGACTCTGGCGCACCATCTGTATTATATGTTCCACCTTCATATGGGTTTTCTGCATCTGGATCATCTGTTACTACTTGATAAAACCAAGTGTTTGCTGTGTATCCTGCTGGTAACTCAGGTGTAATTGTTACAGTAGTACCAGCAATAATTGGTTCCGCAAGTACTGGAGCGGGAGTAGGAATGTTATTATTGATGGCAGATGTTAATTGACCTGCTTTAGTGTTTAATGTTGATTGCAAAGAAGTCTTTGTTGATACCGCTGAGTTTACGGTATTGGTTAAAGATGTTGTGTTGATTGCATTTATATTAGAAGTGTTTGTTGTATTTTGTGCAACAACTGGAGAAAGGCTTTGATTTAGTTGAGTAATTGTTGCATTTGCTGAGTCTACTGCTGCCTGAATTGTTGAAGTATTTGGATCTACATATGGAGTAAATGCGGAGCCTTGACTTATTTGTCCAGCAAATCCAGTACCAGAATTTGTATCTGTAATTGGTGTAATAGCGCCATTTGTTGTTTCTCTATAATTAAATCTTGCTCCGCCTGGTATTGGTCCAACTGCGGTTACGTTTGCCATCCATGCACCGTCATTTGGATTAACATCAGCATTAAATCTAATTTGAACCATTTGTGTAGAAGCATCTTGTTGCGGGAAAGGCCTTAAGTCCCAAGCAACATCTAGGCTTGTTCCAGTAGTTGAATATGTAATTCCAGTTCCTGTGCTCCAAGTAGTCCAGTCCCAGCCAGCAATAGATATAGAAGGTGCTCCTGGTGTATCCCAATATACATGACCCTCATTATTTCCAAATGTTATTGTTGCATTTGATCCAACAAACACATTGTTGTAAACAGTTCCTCCCATTTGCATGCCGAATGGAAGATTCATTTGAACACCAGCATCGTCTACTCCAGCCAAAACGTTAACAGTTGTTCCAATAGTGGCTTGTAAATTATTGACTGCTGTTTGAGCAGCATCAATAGCAAGGTTTGCCTGTGTTAATTCTGTTTGTGCAGTTGCTTGTGCTGTAGACGCTTCTGTTTTTGCAACTACGGCTTCAGATATTGCTGTCTGAGCCTCTGCTATTTGTGTTGTTATATTATTTATGGCGGTAGTTGCAGTAGTTACTGTAGCCTTTGCATCTTGAACTACCTGAGAACTTTGATCTATTGGGGTAACAGATAAATCAACACTGCTAATAGTATTAATAGCGGTTTGAACATTATTTACTTCTGTATTAGCCAGAGATATTTTTGTGGCTACTTCTGCCGTAACACCTTGGGCTTGGGAATATTCGGTTTGTGCTTGTGTTACCTCTACCAAGGCATTGTTTGTGGCTGTAATAGCCTCCTGGACCTCTGTATTAGCCGTAGAAAGGGCTGTATTAACTGCTTGTTGGGCTGGACTTACTATTACCTGTTCTGAAGAACTACCTTCTGTCGCATGCACCCTATCTGACGATATAAATAAAGATAAAACTGTAACCAATATGGCTCCAGAAATAGACAAAAATAAACGTTTTTTAAATGATCCTCTCTTCATTATAGGACTATTATAACATTTTTATTTAATTATTAAATAAAAAAAGAGGGTAGAAATTAATCTACCCTCTAATTTTAAAAAGAAATTATCTTCTTGAAAGAATTAACTTCTGTAATGCTGCAATTTGTTTGTTAATTGTTGCAATAAGTGCAACGATTGACTTTAAAATTTCAGCATTTGTAACAGATCCAGATGCATCAACAATTGAGTATGCAACAGTCTTTGCAGAATCTGTCGATACGTATGCTGGAAGATCTACGATCATGTTAAAGGAACCAGTTGTATTTCCAACAGTAAACTTAATTGCTCTTGTTCCTGCTGTATCAAATACATCTGAAGATGTTGGTGCAGTAACTGGTGTTAATTGACCACCTGAAATTGCTACGCCAGCACCGAGAGTTGCTCCACCGTGAACCTTAGCACCATTTACATCTGTTGCTGAAATTGTTAGGGTTGCAATTTCTCCTGCTTTATATTCTTTCTTGTCAAGGGTTGCTGTGTACTTATTTACACCACTAGCACATGCTGCAACAAAATCATTTGAGTAGATTACTGTTGCATCTGTGTGTGTGTATTGTAAACGTACAGTTGCAGATCCTGAAGTTGAAGCACATGTCCAGCCACCAGTTGCAACTGCAGTAGATGAAGATGCTCCACCAACTGAAACTGCTGTAACTTGTGATGTGTACTTGGTTGTATCAGCAGTTGGAGTAATTCCAGATAACTGATTACCAGCAGAATCTTTAACAACAAAGTCATAGGTTCCTGTACGTGCTCCACCTGCTTGTGCAATGTCAACACCTGTTACGGCAATTGATGCTGCACGACCTGTGAAAGTAATTGTCTTTGTAGCAAAAGTAACTCCATTATATGAAACTGTAATGGTTGTAGTTACTGGCTTGTTTTCATTAGCAGTACCCTGCTTAATTTGAAGAACTCCACCAGTTCCTGTCTTTACAGCAAATGAAGCCTGAACTGATGGGGCTGCATCCCATGCAACAATTGCGCCGTTAGTTGCATTTGCTTGCAATACGCCGTTTGTTGCCATAGTTTGTGCCCAACCATCTCGTGCCAAAACATTTACATATCCTGTGCCACCATTAACAACAGTTGTTGAGTTAGCAACATCTGCTGATGATGTTAAAGTTCCTTGAGTTGCGTCATCTTGTACACGACCCAAAGAGTCTGCTACAGAAAAAATATCTGTCTTAGCAGTTGTTCCTGCATAAATTGTTTTGATATCAATTACAGAAATGGTTGATCCAACCTTTTTCTTTTGCGTAATTGTAACTGTACCTGCTCCAGTAACGTTAACCAATACTGGTGAAGGTAAATTTACTGCAGTTGATGTTGCTGCGGTAAATGTAAATGTCTTACCAAGATTGGTAAGTGCTAGTGTTGCTGCATTGCTACTTGCTGCTGTATAAGCACCAAAGATAGCAGGTCCAGCAATCTCTAACGATACATAATCATCTGCTGTTGAAGCAAGAGTATCAGATGTTGTTAATGCAATAACTGAATTAACACCAGCCTCTGCTTTGTCAGCATCAGATGATAATACTGTTACACCACGAGCACCATTAGCAAGAGAAGCAGATAGTTCGTATCCGCCACTAATTGCTGCAGAAGCCTGTGGAATTGCAACAAAGAATGTGCTTGCCATCGCTGCAGCGGTAACAAGTGCGATTTTCTTTAATGAATTCATTTTTCTCCTATTTTCTTTTATATTAGATTAAATCTATCTAGATAATCTTTTACATCATCTGGGATAGGTTTATATTGTATCACGTTGTCAGGAAGTTTGTCAAAATCTTTAGGTCTATCTCTAAAGGTATGAACCTCAACTTCAAGGTTTTTGTCTTTTGGAGTATGTGATATTGCCCCAAAAACTGCACCACACACGGCATCTGCTAAGTCTTTAGATTTTTTTCGTGGATGGTCAACTCTATCATTTTTCATAATTTTTAATTCTGTTAATTCTTCAAACAATAACTCTACCGCTGGCATTGCTAGCCTCTCTTCATAGACAAGCATAGCCATATCTTCATAATGTTTTTTTGCTACTGAAACTGTTTCTGTTTTTATTCCAACAGCCTGCAACTCATTTTGAATATCAAATGATTGCCATCTATCAAAAGAAACTAAACCTATATTAAAACCAACTCTTCTTAAATTTTGAATCCATTGTTTTACTTCAGATAGGTTTACTGGACCTTCTACTTTTGGTTCCCACCAAGCAACTGCGTCTACAACAACAACTGGAGATATTTGCTCATAATCTTTAATTACTTGTACATTTACCCACTTATCAACATGAGCAATAGCAACTGCACATTTGTCATGTTTTTGAGCCAAGTCTGCGTGAACAAAATAAATTTTTTCTGGATCTGGTTTAAATGATTCATCAAATCTTTTAAATTGATCTATTGGATTTCTTAATGTCATGCATGATCTAACTTTTTCTGATTGTTTAAAAAAGGCGTCAGAAGAAAAGGTTGGAACACAAGCAAATCGCATCATTGCATCGCCAAGATCATTCATAAAAGCAACCTTAAAATCATCAATTTTTCTAGTAGGATTTACATCCCAAGTACAACGTTTTAAAGCAAACACTCCTGGATATTTATAAGATTTAATATGGTCTTCATCCCACTCAATACTAAATTGATTATCTTTGTCTTCACTATCTAATAGAGGATTGATAACAAAGGTATGTTTTTTAGATATAACTTCTTTATCAGCAATAACATCTTCATAGTGTTGTGAAATAAAATCTCCTGGAAAACGTGGAAATGACAATAAAACAACTTTACCTAAATCTGGAAAACGAGAATCAACTGTTCCACGAAATGCTTTATAAATATTATCTGCAGTTTTTCCTTGATCATTTCCAGTACCTACTTCTGTTGCAAAACCAGATATCTCATCTAATACTGCCAACATAATATTTAAACCCTCATGAGATTCTCTTTCTGAATGTCCTGAGTAAACAGTAATAGATTTATCAAACTCAATAGAATCTACTTTTGCATTATACTTACCAGCAAACCATGGGGATTTTTCGATTTTAGTTTTAAATCCTTTAAAGAAAACATTTTTTGCTTGTTGTGCGTTAATAGCAACGTTAATTAAATCTATTGCATCTCCACTTGGTTTTCCGAAATATCTTGCAGGGTCTT